CAACTACCACTCTAGGAACTACAACTTTACAAATTGATTCAACACCAGATATCACAGGTCAAGCAGCCACAACAAATTTAGGAACACTAGGTTTAGAGTTTGGTCCTGCATCAATATCTGGAGTATCATCTACATTTAATGTAGGAACATTGGGTTTAGAATTTGGTCCAGCCACAATTACTGGTGTTTCAGCAATAACTAGCATAGGTGAGTTAGAAATTGATGATGCACAAATAATTGATATAACAGGTGTTGCGTCCACATCTGCGATAGGATCTATAGTTCCTGTAATAGGTGTCCCTTTAACAGGAATAGCTGCAACATCTTCAATTGGATCTATAACTCCATCAGATGTAATGGGTTTAACAGGATTACAAGCTACTTTTGTAGATCCTACAATTGGAATACAAGCTTATACAAATGTTAATACAGGATCAAATGGCTCGTTTAGTAATGTTGACACTGGTTCTAATTCATCGTATAGTGGCGTTTCAACAGGATCGAATGATACATATTCTAATGTTGCAACTGGATCAAATACAAGTTATAGTGACGCTGCATAGGAGATAAAAATTATGGCATCAACATATTCTTCTGATTTAAAACTGGAGCTAATGGCTACTGGTGAAAACGCCGGTACATGGGGAACAAAAACAAATACTAATTTAAATCTAGTACAACAAGCAGTTGCAGGTTACGAAGCAATTGATGTAGCATCAGCAGATGTTGCTCTTGTTATGACTGATGCAACAATTTCTAACGCAAGAAATGCTACAATAAAATTAACTGGAACTTTAGCTGCAAATAGAACTGTAACTGTTCCTGATAGTATTGAAAAAGTTTACAACATAATAGATGGAACTGATCACGCGGGATACACATTAACTTTTAAAACATCAAGTGGAACTGGAGTTTTACTTTGTGAAGGTAATTGTTACGTATTGTATGCTGATGGAACTAATGTTGTTAAAGCAAATGAATACAGAAAATGGAGAACTGTTTCAGCAGCTGAAACTGTTCAAGCAGGTGCAAAATTATTTGTAGACACAAATAGTGGAGCTGTAACAATCACATTACCTGCATCACCTGCGGTTGGTGATGAAGTACATTTTGTAGATTCAAGATATACATTTGATTCTAACGCATTGACTGTTGGTAGAAACAGTGAAAAAATAGCTAACGCTGCATCAGATTTAGTGGTAAATACTGAAGGAGCAGGGTTTGGATTAGTTTATTCTGGTTCAAACGTAGGATGGACTTACACGGAGAAATAATATGTCAAATTACGAAGCAACTAAATATAATTTTGATGGAAGTGATCTTACAGGGATCGAAGGAGTTAATACAGGTATCATCGTTCCATGGTCGTCTGCATCAGTACCATCAGGTTTCTTAGAATGTGATGGATCAGCGGTATCAAGATCAACTTACTCTGCATTATTTGCAGTCGTAGGTACAACTTACGGCGCTGGAGACGGTTCTTCAACTTTTAATCTACCTGATTTACAAGATAACGTAGCAGTTGGAAAATCTAATAACAAAGCTTTAGCATCAACAGGTGGTGCTGAAAATGTAACTTCAACTGGAAACGTTGGAGGTTCAACAGCTAATGCAACTTTAACAACAAATCAGCTTGCATCACACAGTCACCAACTTTATTTAAATGGTCCTAATCCACAAGGTGCTGCTGCAACCAACCCCGTTCAAGCACAAGCAAACCCAGGATCTGCACTAAATATTCAAAACACTGGAGCAGGTGGTGGCCACACTCACAACATGAGTGCGAACTTTACTGGAGATGCTACATCAGTATTACAACCTTATTTAACAACTTTATATATTATAAAAACTTAGGAGAAAATATGGCAACGAGCGCAACATGGACAGTAGTATTTGATGACAAATTAATTATTAAAGCAGGTTTTAGTAATGCTGATGGAACTACAGGTAGAGGTTATACTATTGATGACAATTCTTTTTGGAGTCAATCAAAATTTTCAAATATTTGGGCGGTTCAATATGGAACCACTCCATCATCTGATGAAGTAGAATACAGAGATGAAACTGCACATTCTAGTTGGACTGACGCTAACTTAGGAGATTTTCAAGATTTTATCGATAAATGGGACGCTGCACATTTAGTTCAATTACAAGCTGAATGGGATAATGATAACGTGGATGGTGAAACATCAGAAGAAAAAATAGCTAGACTAGGTGCAAGACCTACGTCTTATTCATCTTAATATTTACTTTTTCAATACATAATATATAAACTAATTAGTGATAATTAGTATGAAAGATAATTTTCTTAATGAAGATGAATGCGATTCTTTAATTAAGAGTTATAAAGATAATAATGATAAAGTTAAAACATGGAGAGATACATTTCCTATGCCTATTGGAGATGCAGGATATTTATTAAATAAATTAAATAGAGAATCAATAGTAATAAACAATTCAGTATTAGATTGGGCAGAAATAGTAAGATGGCCAATTGGTAGTAAGCAAGATTTACATTATGATACATCTAAAAATAATACCGTTTTAGCATCAATTATTTATTTAAATGATAATTTTGAAGGTGGGCAAACTTATTTTAAAGACGGTGTGTCTATTTCACCTAAAAAAGGAAGAGCTTTGTTTTTTGACGGATGTTTTTATGAACACGGAGTTTTGAAAGTAAAAAAATCAGATAGATTTACTTTTGCATCATGGTTTAAAAAAATAAAATGATTTTATATACAGATAATTTTTTTAAAAAAAACAAATTAAAATTTTATCAATCTATATTTTTAAAAACTAATTTAAATTATGAAGTAGATCCAGCGGGTTTACATTTTGGATTTAGAAGCACTAGATTTGAAGACACTCCAGGTTATTTAGATTACGCTGAAGATATAAAACAAACAATATTTAAAAAATTTAGAACTATAAATAAGTATAAAAAGATAACCACTGTTTTTCACAAAAGAAAAGCAACTGGAGAAGGTGGAGAAAACTTAAATGATTTAAGAAGAATTCATAGAGATACTAGTTATTGGAATTGTTTAATTTATTTATCTGGACCAGAAAGTCTAGGTAATGGAACTTCTTTTTATACATTTAAAAATAATATATACACAATAAATTCTTCTGTTGCGTTTAAAGAAAATAGAGCTATATTATTTCGTGGAAGAATTTATCATGGAACAACACAAGTGTATGATCCTAACAATACTTGGAGAGATTCAATAAACGTATTTTTTGAAAGATAATATGGAAGATAGAAAAGTTAAAATAGAAAATCATATTGGAATATATGATGGATTTATTCTACCTTCTGATTGCGAAAAAGCCATAGAGTTGTTTGAACAAAGAACTAAGTTTAATCAAACCTATGATAGAATGCAGGCAGAAAGAATGTCTCCCCATTTAAAAAATGATTTGGCCACTGATTTAGATTATAGAAATCTTACGATATGGCAACATGATATGAAAAACATTTTAGTTAATTTTGATATGGCTTTAAAAATGTATGAAAACTCCACTGCTATAAAAGAATACATAGGTGTAAAACATTTTAATTACACTGCATTCAAGATACAAAAAACAGTGCCTAAACAAGGTTATCATGTTTGGCATGTAGAACATTCTGTGGGTTATGATAGTCTAAAAAGAATGTTAGCATTTACAATTTATTTAAATGATGTTGAAGAAGGTGGGGAAACAGAATTTTTAAATCAGTCGGTAAGAGTAAAACCTAAAACAGGAAGAATAGCAATTTGGCCAGCTTCTTTCCCTTATGTACACAGAGGTAATCCACCTTTAAAAGGAGAAAAATACATACTTACTTCTTGGCTGCTACTTCCTGATTATTAATTTTATCATGTCTAACAAAAGCCTGTATAGTATATCTTGGAATAGTTGGTGACAACACAGGGTTAACTTTGTGAGCAACTGGTGTTCTTACAATTAACAAAGAGTTTCCTACTACAGGAATATATCCAAAATCATTTTCATCTTGAAACATAAGTTCTCCTCCCCAATCTTTGTTCCATCTTCTATTAATGTAGTAAGTAATTCCAAATTTATGACCATAGTCTCCATGCCATTCAATACCAGTGCTTTTAGTCATTTTATGTACTATGTAACTGAACTCACCTTTGACATCTACATAGGGTAAATGTTTTATAAGCGTTTCAGAAAATTGAAAATATTTACGATCTATTTCTATTTTTTCTGGATAGCCAATAAATTTGGTTAAATTTTTATCCCATTCTCCTTTTACTGATCTGTAGTTTAACTTTTTTCTTTCTTTAAAAACTTCATCATGTATTTTTTTATAATGATTATAAGGTAAAAAATTTTGTATCCAATACAATTTATCTTTAAAATTATATACTAGTTTCATTACAGTGTTATCCAATAATCTTTATTATATTTACTTACTCTATGAGGATATGACATAGGAAAACTTAAAGACAATCTTTCTGTTTTTGATTCAAAACAGTGATCTATTTTTCTAGGAACATAACAAAGATCACCTGGTTCTAAAAGTTTTTCTATATAAATTTTATTATCTAACCAAACCTTAAATAAAGTTTTTCCAAAAATTTGAACCATCAAATTATCATTTGAATCATTGTGTTTTGATAATCCTTTTTCATTTGTTTCTTTAGAGCAATAGTACATATGACAATCAGTAGGTAAATTTGTTAATGTTTCTAGTTCTGAAACAAACAAACTTATATTTTTAGAAGCTTTACGACACAACATTATTGCTATAGTTTCTTTTTTTAATAATTCTTCTAATAACTGTTTTGTAACAAAACTCTTATGATCCCAAACATTTGCATTCCAAACATATCTTTTTTTAACACGCCTTGCATCTAAATTTGTATTAACAGAAAAATGAGTAGTATTTATATAATTTTCAAATTCTTTTTTAGAATATAAATTTTTTAGATCAGGAACATTTATACAAAACGGCTTTTTTTCTTTCATCAATTTTTTAAGTTTTTCATTTAAAATTACATTCATGCAGGTTTTAAAAAACAGTTAATACTGTATCTTACTCCTTTTGTAACAGGTTTTGTACCATGAATCCAAATGTGATCTGCTGGAAATATTATACTGTCGCCTGTTTTTAATACTTCCTCGTGTTTTCTAGAGAAAAAAGTAAACTCTCCTCCTTCATAATCTTCATTTAAATTAATTGTACAAGACCCTCTTATTATTAAATCCATATCTAAGTGATCTTTTATTTCGTTACCAACTTCATATCTTAAAATACGAACATTGTCTGAAGCACAAATCCATTTAGAATCGATAGATGTTGAAAATTTTATTTTTAAAAAGTTAATATAATTTACGATCATTCCCTGTATGTAGTGACTACAAATTTTAAAACCTTCTTCTAATTCTTTATTTTTATTTTTATGCATACTTAGATTTAAACATTTAAAATTATCTGTATAAAAATTTTTTTCTCCACCTTCAATATATTTTAAACTTCTTTCTTGATTGCAAAGATCAATATTGTTTTCAAATAAATTAATTAACTGATCACATTTATCTTTTGGCATAAATGAATTAATTCTATGTATTAAATCTGTAACTTTAATATCCATTTTTAATTACTAACTTTCTTATATCTGGTAACCAAATATATTTTAAATTACTTTCTAAAAACATTTTATATAAATCATTTATATCTTCTACTAAAGTATGTCCAGGCAAATTTAGAGAAGTATTTAAAACATAAGGATTATTTGTTTGTTTTTTAAATTCTTTTATTAAATTATAATAATTTTTATTGTGTTCTTTTTTAACAGATTGTAATCTACAGGTATTTTCGACAGATACAATATTAGTAACTTTCTTTTTAGCTTTATACACAAACATCATATAATAAGGTACTTTTTTATTATCTGTTTCAAACCATTCATCTAGGTCTTCATTTAAAATTGAACAGGCAAAAGGTCTATACCATTCTCTTTTTTTAATAGTGTTTATTTTTTCTAAACAATTTTTATGTTTTGGATTCATTAACAAACTTCTATTTCCTAAACCTCTTTGACCCTGTTCGGATCTATCTTGAAATATTGCAACAGGATCATTTATTAAAAGTTTAGCTACTTCAGTTTCACTAGAATCCTTTATTGTGTGTTTGTTAAATACAGTATTTAAATTATTATATTTAGGTTTGAATCCTAAATAAAATGTATTTCTTTTTTCTAATTCATTGTTTGTATAAAATAGGTTCATGCCTAAAGATATACCTTGATCACTGCACATTGGATCTAAATAAATAGTATTAGAAGTTTGATCATTAAGACGTGTGTTAATTAAAACATTTTGAGCAACTCCACCTGTGAATATAATTTTTTTATTTTTAAAACGACTAAATAAATTTAAACAATACTCTTCACATGCTTTTTGAAAACTGTGTACAAAATTTAATGATTTATTATCTTCTTTTGAATCTGATAAAGAAGGAAGCCATTCTTTTGCTAACTTAATGTCTTCTTTATATCTCCCTAAATTTCTTTTAAAATAATCTTTATTAAAATTATTATCTTTTAATATATCTGTATTGACATTAGAACCGTAGTTAGAGAGAGCCATAGTTTTACCAGAACAAAATGTTTCACTATACAATGCTAAATTAACTATTTGATATGCCCAACCTAAACTAACATGTTCTTTATAATATTCTTTATATACTTCATTA